CACTACAGGTACCACGGGGTCACAGGGAACGCAAGGCACACAAGGCACTACAGGTACCACGGGTTCTCAGGGAACGCAGGGCACACAAGGTACACAAGGCACTACAGGTACCACTGGTTCTCAGGGCACGCAGGGCACACAAGGTACACAAGGCACTACAGGTACCACTGGTTCTCAGGGTACGCAGGGCACACAAGGAACACAAGGCACTACTGGTACCACGGGTTCACAGGGAACGCAAGGCACCCAGGGAACGCAGGGCACTCAGGGTAGGCAAGGCACACAGGGCACACAGGGCACACAGGGTACGCAGGGTCCACAAGGAACCCAAGGCGCACAAGGAGATGGATTCCAAACAATCACGCCCTCATCTGGGAACACGTATTACGTCCTAACAGCATCCGGAACAGCGAATAGTGCCACAGCTAATTCGAACTTATTCTTTGATGATGATATTTTCAGTGTCCCTGATACTGTAACGTATATTGGAAACCAAGGATCGTCTTCATATACTCCCAGTGGAGTGCTCTTAGCCGTCCAAAATACTTCGGGATCTGGCGCAAATGTTACATCAACTTCACGATATGGAAGCATTCATGTAGATGGAATTGCAAGTGAAAGTTCGAATTCAGGCAGCTCGATTGTTTTAGAAGTCGGAGGATACGGAGGAAATGTGTTTGGTGGCATCCTTCAAGGTTATTACGGATATTTGGCATTAGGCACTCTAAATGGTGGATCAAATAACGAAGAGCGTATAAGAATAGTAGGTACAACAGGCAACGTAGGAATCAATACTCTTACGCCAGCAACAACGTTAGATGTTAATGGTGGGTTGACGGTGCGGAATGGAATTCGACCCTTGTTCTCAAACGTAAGTGGTTCGTCTATAACTACCGATCCGTATACATACGGAACGTATTATTACATGACGGGAGCAGTTAGTACTATAACGGTTGGAGCGCCATTAAGCAATTTAGATTCAAATGCATTTTGGCTTTTCCGTAATGCGACGGGATCGTATCAAAGCATTACTGTGACCTGGCCAACAATCGGAGTAGCTCCGTCTCCATCTACAGATTCATTTTCAATCGCGCCTTCTAATTCGTTCTCGATCATGTATACTCCAAGCAATGGAGATTACGGAAGTTATTCTGGAGTTTTTCATTGGGCTATTTTCTAAGGGTTAAATAGAGGGGAACGTAAGGTCGAGCACAAGTGTTTCAAAAATAAATATTATCTCTTCCCTTCTACACAACTCAAAATATGAAATATATAATATATTTACCTTAAATACTGTTACTGAAGAAAAAAAAAATGTTACGATCGACAAAAACCATTCAAGATTTTGATGTGAGGTCAATTCCTGGATGCTTTCTTTGGCTTGATGCGTCAGCTGATACTACACCAATCGGATCTTTTGTCACAACTTTGCCAGATCGAAGTGGTAATGGTAACGATCTTGTACCAACAGAGGCAAATGTTATGACACGTTCGTATGACGGTCCTAATGGAAAAGCCGTTTACAATTTTTCGACGACAAGGGCCTATCACCCGAATTTTAGCTGGCAGACTAATTTTACCCAATTTGTGGTTGTCAAGAGTGCAACAGGAACCTGGTTCACCACAAATGGAAATTCAGAGTACAAAAATTACGTCAATTCCTCAAATTGGAATCTTATGTACGTTGGTCAAACTTTTGCAACGGATGATACGGCTGCAAGTGTTTACCACATTTCTATTTTTAACGCAACTCCTCAAGGAGCATCGGGTTGGCAATTGTTTTGTATTGGTTATACGGCTGGACAACTAGTCGCAACAAATTATACATTGAATGGAATTGAAAGAGTTTCAACAACAGGATCAGTTTTTTCGGGAATTCAACAAAGTTGGCCTCTACACTTAAATGGAAGGTGGGATGGATCATTTGATTCTTCATATGTTGCCGAATTCATTCATTTTAATGCTTCTCTGACAAAAGATCATCGTCTTCAAGTTGAAGGATATTTGGCTTGGAAGTGGGGCCTAAATCAAATTCCTTCCATCACTGAGGTGCCGGCTATTCTGCCAACTATTGCAACAGGGTGCATGTTATGGCTGGACGGGGCGGATCGCACAACTATTTTTAATGGAAATTCTGTAGCTACTGTTGGAAGCAGTGTAACTTCATGGCGCGACAAGTCGGGAAACAATAATACTGCAACAACAAGTGGATCTTCTACAACTCTTCAATCAAACGGTATTAACTTTGTTTCGCAAAGTTTCATGTCATTACCAGGACTGAAAAATACTCTTGTAAACACTCCCTTTGTAGTCTTTGCTGTAGAGACGTATGCAGGAGGAGACAATAAAGCCATCTTTGGAGACTTTTCCGGCAACAGCACAAACCAATGTCTACATATCAACTACCGAAGTTCCGGCAACATTACGATGGCTTTTTATTCAAATGATCTTGAATATTTTGGTGTATCCGGAACGGGTACCATGCGACTTTGGACCTTTTATCTGCCTGCGTCGACCAACAAGAACATTCGCTTAAACGGCACATTGGTGGCCACGCACGACAATTTTAACCGTCTCACGTCGTTTCTGACTCCTCGTGTAGGAAGCTCGATTGGTGGATGCACTTACAACGGAACCATTAGCGAACTCATTGTTTTCAATGTTGACCTTGGTTTACCTGCAATTCAGCAAATGGAAAACTATTTGCTTCAAAAGTGGAAAATAGCAACTCCAGTTTCTGTAAAACCAGTTCCAATTGTTTCACCACTTCATATCTCTGGTTGCAAACTCTGGCTAGACAGTTCGGACTCAGGCACCATAACATTTGCTGCTGGAGGAGAAAATGTGACTACATGGCTGGATAAGTCTGGCTATAACAATACCGCCACAACGCAGCAGGCTTCCACCGCAATAAAAAAGACCAGTGTAGGTCTCGTATTTGATGGAGGCGGATTCATGCGAATTCCTGGTCTCGCGGGTACCCTTGTCAATACGCCTTTCGTGATCTTTATCGTGGAGACCTTAAGCTCAAAGGATAATGACAGATGGTTTTTCGGAGACGATGGCACTCCAGGAGGTGCCTCCAGTTTTCTTGCGCTTGGATACCGAAGTCCAACCAATGCAACATTTGTGCTTTGGTACAATGAAGTTGAGGACTATTCTGTCTCCGGAATTGGAAGCACGAGAGTTTGGTGCTTTTACCTTCCAACTGCGAGCAGTCGTGTCATACGCCGTAACGGGGTTGTGGATGCTACAGGGAACAATTATACCAGACTTTCTAGCTTTACAACCCCTGTCATTGGTCGTGGGAACTACAGTAACACTGGTTACAAAGGAACCATTAGCGAGATTTTGATTTATCCGTCGGACCCTGGACTCCCAGCGATTCAGCGCATTGAAGCCTACCTCATAAACAAGTGGACGCGCACAGGTTTCCCCGGAGTTCCAATGAACATTGCAGAAATGGCCTTGTGGCTTGACGGTGCAGATGTCAATGGGGACGGGTCTGCGACTCTTGATGGTGCAGTTATTTCTACATGGGTCGACAAGTCGGGTAAAAATGCAAATGCAACGGCTAGAACTGGAACAGTTACATATTCTTCATTGACAAACTCTGTTGTTTTTGATGGAGCGACATCCCTGGCGCTTCCAAATTCAACAATTGCTCCTGGAGAATCAACCTTTACAATCTTTATTGTGTGTCGTCCAACAAACTTTGAAAATTATCCATATGTCTTTTTTGCAGGCGTCGGAGGGAACAGAACCTCAATTTCACTTCTTTTTTATCCAGACGGTTCAGTGGAGAATGGATTCTATCCAGACTATATGGGAGTTGCACCTGCTGGATCTGCAAAAATTAATGAAACGTACCTCTTTACATCTGCATACAATGGAACATCCCGCACTCTGTACATGAACGGAAGTCCGCTTGTCACAGGATCTCCTAGCGGAACAAAGAATACCGGAGTCGCGAACAATATTCTTGGTGACATCAGCCCTTTCTTTGGTACGATTAGCGAAATGATCGTATTTAATAGAACCTTGTCAGATACTGAGCGCCAATCCATTGACTATTACCTAACATTAAAATGGCAACTTTCAAATAAGATAGGAAGAGGACCTGTCTCATCAGTTCCCGGGTGTTATTTATGGTTGGATGGTGCCGATCCCAATGGAAATGGAGTTGCACCGACAGACGGATCAGAAATATCCGTATGGGCAGATAAGTCGGGAAATGGTCTTAATGCTACAGCGACGACATTGACAAAACCTATTTATACTGCGAATATATTCAATGGTATTGCTGCACCTGTCTTTAACTCGTCTCCTATGGTCACGCCTTCATCAATCGTGTCTCCTAATAATACATTGACAACATTTGTAGTCATTCAACCTGATACAAACAACCCTTACAGCAACACCGATTTTTTATACGCAACTGCAAACTATGCAATTTTTAATTTGCTACTTTCAGATGATAACACGAAGTCCTTGTACTTAAACTTTAATAACTATACTGCCCAAGGTCTTATTGAAAGTGTAGGGGGTAAACCACTGATTATTAGCATCGTAAGTGACAGTGTTTCGTTAGAAGTATTTGGTAACGGAGAACTTGTTTTTTCGGTTGCGGTAGGAGCTCAATCATATCCACTCAATACATCAACTGGATTTAATGTTGGAACAAGTGGATTAAATGGCCCCTTATGTGAAATAATCATGTTTAATGCGTTTTTAAAAACATCTCAACGTAAATCAATTGAATCGTATCTTGCGATGAAGTGGGGCATTGAGACTCTTCCGTATACTCCTGTTCTGACAAGTCCTTTATTAATGCCAGGATGTAAATTGTGGCTTGACGGGAAAGACATTGAAGGAAGTGGAAAAGTCTTTAACAATGGAGATTCCATTACAGAGTGGGTGGACAAATCAGGCTTTCAAAACAGTGCTTTATCTGCTGGATCATCACCAACTTTTTCTACAAAAGACAATGGTCTTGTGTTCTCATCAAGTTTAGCAGCATACCTTCAAACTCCTATTACTGCGGTGCCATCAAAAGAAACGATTTTCTGCGTTTTTACGCCGTCAAGTGAACAATTAAACAATAATTATAGTATGTTTGCATCAAGTGACATTTATGGCCTTGGGTTTCAATTAATTGGTAACGGAACTTCATTCTCTTTGAAATATGATGTGAACGCAATAGCGGGGTTCGCGCAAACAACGTATACAATTTTGCCCGGGTCCAGAACTCTTGGATGTGGAACATTTTCACTCTCGGATCATTCTGCTAAAATTTTTTTGAATGGAGGAGTTTTTGGAGGTGGGCCAGCAAATACATATCCGTATCCAACAGGGTCTGGAAAAAGACGAGTTGGTTCCGCAGCTGGCGCCGACTTTTTTAATGGAATTATACACGAACTCATTTATTTTGATTACATCTTGACTCTGGCACAGCGCAAGTCGATTGAGCGCTATCTTTCGAGAAAATGGGGACTTTCTCAAACTTTGTATAAAGACATTCCGGGTCAAATACCTGGTTGTAAGTTGTGGCTAGACGCAAACGATCATTCTACATTATTTTCAAATAGCGAAGGAACAACATTGATTACACCAGGGGGATCTGTCGGCTTATGGAAAGATAAGTCCGGTCTGAATCGACATTATCAAACGACTGGATATCCACCCGTTTTTTCGTTAAGTGATGGAGGGACTGTAACATTTTCGAATAGTCAGGTTTTGATCAATACAGATACCTGGAGTGATAATGGAATTGGTCTTGATCTTTTTGTCGTTACAACTCCTTGGTTAAACTCGCAATATAGTGACTGGAGAACACTGTTTCATGGTAGTGTGCATCACCGCGTCATATTAAGTGCTAACGGACCAGAACTTGGGTTTTATAATGGAGGATTCCAACAATTCGGATCTTTACAACTGAGCAACACGAAATCATTGTTATTTGTTAGAACAGACAGTTCATCGATTTGCTCGGGAGGATTAAATGGTGCTGCATCTTCTACTGCTCAAGGAAGTGTTGTTGTTTCGGATGCGCAACCTTTTTATAGTCTTGGTGGGTATCAAGGACCTCCTCCTACGCAAGCGTGGGGAAAAATTAATGAAATTATAATTTATTCAAATTTAAGTACTGATCAAAAACAAACAATTGAAGCATATCTTTCAAAAAAATGGAATGTTACAACAACAACACGAGTTCTTCCTTCAGGTCATAAGTATCAAGCTTTACAACCTTTTACAAGACTTTTATTTCCAACTGACGTTCCACAATGTCAGCTTTGGTTAGATGCGAAAGATAAGGGGTCGGTTCTTAATAGCGGAACACCTGTTACAGGTAATAACCAAACGTTTACAGTGTGGAATGATAAGTCAGGCAATTCTCGAAATATGACAGTCACGGATGGAACGTTTTCATTTAGCAATAACGCAGTTGTATCAGGTTCAGGCTATCTCGTTAACACAACCCCCGTAAACTTGACAACCTTTACGGTATTCGTTGTAGTAAAACCTGTCTCGAATTGGGACCAAACTCTTCTTCTCGCGATACCAAATGCAGGAGGAAGTGGTTATGGTTATTCAGACTCCTTTTCGTTCTACTTAGACTCTGCTTCAGAAAGTCGTTTATACGCGAATGGAACTGCTCAAGAAACGTACTTAACGATCAGGCAACCACAAACTTCGGGTCCAAAACTATTCGTGTATCAAACAAATGCATCGTCAATATCGGCTTGGGCAAATGGAACTGAGAAAAAAGGTCAAACAATTACACTTCCATCTTCACGAACTTCGACTGCACAGGGATTTGCAATTGGTGTGGACTGGGGAGCTAAAAATTATCGTACCTTAGTTTCACCTCTTCATGAAGTAATTGTATACAATTCTGTTCTCACAACACTTCAAAGACAGCAAATTGAAGGGTATCTGGCAGAAAAATGGAAGATATCGCTTGCCGCACCAAAAACATTTACATTCACGGGTGCTTTGCAATCTTGGCTGTGTCCACAGGGGACTAGCAATGTTACATTTCACGCTTGGGGAGCTGCAGGTGGATTTGCGCAAAACGGAGGTGTTGTCGGAGGCGCTGGAGCGTTTATGACGGGAACATTAGCTGTAACACCAGGAACATTGTACTACATTGTGATCGGTCAAGGGGGATACAAGGCAAACGCAAATGCGTATTACGAATCTCCTTCTACATACGGCGGCGGCGGTCGCGGGTACTACGCTGGAGGCGGAGGTGGATATTCTGGAATCTTTACAAACTCAACCCCATCACAAGGATCTGCTTTAATTGTCGTTGGAGGAGGCGGAGGTGCGGGGCCAGATTATGGAAGTTGTGTGGGTGGATGTGGATCCTGGACTTCGACTGGACAGAATGGAGGAACGAATTCAGCAGCAACTCCTGGCAGTGGTGGAACTCAAAATGCTGGTGGTAATGGCGGATCAGGTCCTGGTGGAACTGCTGCAAATGGAGGAGCTTTAACAGGAGGGAATGGTGCACATTACGGCGGAGGCGGCGGCGCCGGATACTGGGGAGGCGGAGGCGGAGGTGCATACGTTTCAGGCGGAGGAGGAGGTAATTCGTACTATAATTCATCGTACGCGACTTCTGTATCTGGAGTGGATAGATTGTCCTCTAACGGAGTTCAAAGCCTCGGAGCCCATGAAAATGAATTTTATAATTATCTTGTAGGAGGAAGTGTTAATTGGATGAATGGCGGACATGGATTAATAGTTCTTGTAGGAGATTCATTTTCTCATCCGCACTCTAGGACACCGCCACTATCTCTGCAACCTTTTTTTCCAACAAATATAACGGGTTGTGTTGTCTGGAATGACGCATCGCAATTATCTTCTCTAAAGGGTACGTGGCAAAATCTTGCAGGAACTTCTTATAGTGTGACTTGCGGTGGAATCTTAAAGGTAAAAGGTTTACATGGTCTTAATACTGTAACATTGTCGACTGCACAGTCTTGGCAAGTCGTTCCATTGATAAGCTTGAATGCGTATACTCTCTTTTGGGTAGGTCGTCAAACCGGCGGAACAAATGGTCGCGTTCTTCAAACACAAGGATATAACCAACTATTGGGCTATTGGGGCGGACATAAACGTCAACTTCATTTGAGTTATTGGCTTTCTGGACCATATGGATATCCATCTGATACTCAGTGGGACATGTTTTCTCATTCAAGGACATCGGGAGGATCGTGGACGTTTAACTGGAATGGGGCATTTCATGGAGGAAATAGTTCTTCGAGTCAAAATCCATTGTATGGTTTAGGGATCAATTATGGTGGAGAAAGTGGAGAAACTTCGAGTTGTGAGGTGGGAGAAATAATTCTTTATGACAATGTTCTTACGTCTACACAGATACAACAAGTCGAAGGATATCTAGCCCAAAAATGGGGATTTCAGATTCCAGTCTCGCATCCTTACCGTTTGATTCCCCCCGCACGCCCAGCAGAAACCGAAGCACTCACGTATTCAAATAACTAATACGTAAAATTCTACAATCTTGTGCTCGATCCCAGTATTAACGGGCCGGGATACCAGGGTTGGGGCTCATTAATAGGTACAGCAGGTGCTTACACTCCTATTAATTTTCAGGATGGAGACAATCGAATCGGTCAATCTGATTTAGTTGGTATTATTGCAAAGGGGTTTATGTATTCTGATACAGCAACAGTTGTTACATTTCGTACTGTTTCCGATGATGGTATTGTCTTGTATTTTAATGGTATAAACGTTTTGCAAAATTGGACATATCACGGAGATGTCGTTGATACTTCTGCATCTGTTGTATTACCACAAGGATATACTCCAATTGAATTAAGATTTTTTGAGTGGGGTGGTGGATTTACTTGCGAATTATATTGGAGCGTTGGAAGTACCGGATCGTATACTGCTGATGGAACAGGGCGCATGTTTCATAATTCAACAAGTATGGTATAAGGTTTTTTTTAGTTTTTTCGACGAAGGAAAGAGAGAGAC